AGAACTTGGTGGCGGAGCAGGAGCAGGTGGTTTTAGAGATATAGCAGCACATCCAATTCCAAGTAGCGATGTACCAGTCACAATAGGAGCAGGTGGTTCAGGAGCACCTGATGCTAATGGAGCACCCGGCAGTAATTCAATTTTTGGTGCATCCGCACCTTTAACCTCTACTGGAGGTGGAGGTGGTGGTGCTGTATCAGGTTCACCATCTGCCGATGCAGCAGAAGCAGGCGGTTCAGGTGGCGGAGGCGGAGTTATAGCTCCATCTAGTGGCGGTGGAGCAGGAAACACACCACCAGTTTCACCCTCACAAGGAAATGCAGGAGGCGGTGGTACTGGTTCAGCTTATGGAGTTGCTGGTGGTGGCGGTGGTGCTTCTGCTGTAGGGTTTGTTGGAGATGATAGTCCAGTTCCAGCTATACCAGCAACAGCAGGAGATGGAGGAGCAGGTTCCCCTTCTACTGCATCAGGCTCAGATGTAACTTACGCAGGTGGTGGCGGTGGAGGAACACATAATGCTTCTGGAGTAACAGCAGGAGGAGCAGGAGGAGCAGGTGGCGGAGCAGAGGGTTTTGGAGCAGGTACAGCAGGAGGAAGTAATCCAACAAGTAACGCAGCAGGTACAGGTGCAGCAGGTTCAGCAAATACTGGAGGTGGAGGCGGAGGTGGCGGAAATAGTGCATCTTCGGCTGGTGGGTCTGGTGGTTCGGGTGTCGTTATTGTTAAAGAACCAGCAATCGGTATAGCATCAGGTATGTGGAGTATGAACGCAGTTTACGATAATGTAAAAGCAGGAACATGGGTGTAATATGCCAAGATTAATCGGAGCAGCACAAACAACGGCAACAACTGCCGCTTTAGTAACAACATTTAATTCAAGCGGAACGCTTACCACTCGACCTGCTACAACTACTCTTACATATCTTGTTATAGCAGGTGGAGCTAGTGGTGGTGGTGGTGCACAGTATGTTGGAGGTGGTGGCGGAGCAGGTGGTTACAGAACAGGTCCAACGCCAGTTTCAGGTGGTTCACCATACCCTATTACAGTAGGAGCAGGAGGTGCTGCAGTTCCAGTTCCTAATGGTCAGGATGGTAATGCAGGTTCTAATTCAGTGATGGGAACTCCTACCCCTATAACTTCTGCAGGCGGAGGTTATGGTGCTAAATACGCAGATGGTGGAGCAGGTGGTTCAGGTGGGGGAGCAGGAAGTGGTCCTCCAGGCTCACAATCAGGCGGAGCAGGAAATACTCCCCCAGTCAGTCCATCTCAAGGAAATACTGGCGGTGCTTCAGATGGCGGTGGTCGTTCGGGTGGCGGTGGTGGAGCAGGTGCCGTAGGAACAGGTGGAGTAAGTGGTCAATCAGGACCAGGCGGAGCAGGTACAGCTTCATCTATCTCAGGCTCATCTGTTACAAGAGCAGGTGGTGGAGGCGGTGGTGTTATGAATGCTTGGGGTAACGCAGGTGGAACAGGTGGAGCAGGTGGTGGCGGAAATGGAGCAATAGCACCAAACTCTTCGGCTGTAGCAGGAACAGTGAACACAGGCGGAGGCGGAGGCGGAGCAGGTTTTCCAGCACCCATATATGGTGGTAGTGGAGCAGGTGGTTCAGGAGTCGTTATTGTTCAAGAACCAGCTTTTAAAACAGCATCAAGTGTTTGGGATATTAGAACTGTATACAGACAAATCGAAGCAGATGATTGGGTGTAAATAAGATATAATTTACATATGAATTTAAAATGGTACTACTGGTACTTTCAATCTGTAATACCTGAAAGAATATGTGACGATATAATTCGTTACGGCAAAGAGCAAGAAAAAGAAACTGCTCTTACAGGTAACGCTAGTAAAGACAAACTCACCAAACTAGAACTCAAAAACATTCAAAAGAAACGCAAATCTGATGTTGTTTGGATGAACGACCAATGGATATACAAAGAAATACAACCCTACATACATCAAGCAAACGCTAGTGCTGATTGGAATTTTGATTGGGATTTTTCAGAATCTTGTCAGTTTACCGAATACAAAAAAGGTCAGTTTTACGATTGGCATTGTGACTCATACGAAGAACCTTATAACCAACCTGAAAATGCCAATACACATGGTAAGTTAAGAAAACTTAGTATGACTGTATCTCTTACCGATCCTGATGAATACGAAGGCGGAGATTTAGAGTTTGATTTTAGAAACACAGACGAAGGCTCTCAACCTAGAATATGTGAAGAAATTAGAAAGAAAGGTAGCGTAATTATCTTTCCTTCTTTTGTTTGGCATAGAGTCAAACCAGTAACCAAAGGAATACGACACTCCTTAGTGTGTTGGAATTTAGGATACCCATTTAGATGATAGATATTTTTGTTTGGATTTTATATAAAAATCAAGAAATTGCTTTGATTTGTACAATTTTTATTATTTACGCAATGGTGAGAGAAATGAAAAATGATTACTGAATTAAAAAATCCTGTAACTGAAAATTACAAAGAGTTAAAAAATATTATATTAACAGAACAAATGGGTTGGTTTTATCAAAGTAAAACTACTTTTAATTCAAAAGATAAAGATATTGATTTTTTTAGTCACGAGCTGTTAAGAAGTCCACAACACGAAAACAATGGAATACAAGTACCAGCTATTAGCATTCCTAACTCTGATCATTTTGAAAAATGTTATTTTATATTAAAAGAAATATTAGATTTTAATAATATAAATTTTGATGTTGTTTATAGAATGAATCTTAATTTAGTTTTACATAACGCTTTAAAAGAAAGCGTACCGCATACTGACTTAAACCTACCGCACAAAGTTGTTATTGTTTATTTGAATAGTTTTCAAAATGGAAAAACGATAGTTTTTGATAAAAACAATAAAAAATTTTTCTCAAACCCCAAAGAAGATGGTGCAATTATTTTTGATGGTAAATTTAATCATTCTGTTGAACCACCTGCTCTTAATGAAAAAAGATTAATAATGGTTGCAAATATTCAATAGAAAAAAAATGAGTTTTAAAAAAGATAAATACCAAGTAATTAAAGGAGCTATATCAGCAGAGTTAGCAGATTTTTGTTATCAATATTTTTTAAACAAACGAGCAGTAGCAAGGCATTTGTTTGATGAAAAATATATATCAGGGTTTACTGAATACTTTGGGGTATGGAACGACCCACAAATACCTGAAACTTATTCGCATTATAGCGACATAGTTATGGAAACTTTATTGCAAAAAGTTAAGCCTGTAATGGAAAAAGAATCAGGACTTAAACTTACAGAAACTTATTCATATGCAAGAATCTATAAAAAAGGTGATGTTTTAAAAAGACATAAAGACAGATACTCTTGCGAAATATCTACCACAATGCACTTAGGCGGTGATGAGTGGCCCATATATTTAGAGCCATCTGGAAAAGAAGGCCAGGATGGTGTTGAGGTAAATTTAAAGCCAGGCGATATGTTGATGTATAGAGGCTGTGATCTTGAACATTGGCGCTCTGCTTTTAAAGGCCAGGACTGTGGACAAGTGTTTTTACACTATAATGATGCTAGTGGCAAAGATGCAGAAAAAAACAAATTTGATGGTAGGTCTATGATTGGATTACCAAGTTATTTTAAAAAATGATAGACTTGCTTATATTAGCAGCAACAATATTTGCAGTAGCAAGTCTTGGTGTTTTATTCATGGGAGATAGTGACGATCACCCTTTATAGGAGAAGAAAATGGAAATGATTTTCAATCTAGTAAGTTGGATTACAATTATTGTCACAGTTGCAAGTTTAATTGCGGCCAGCACACCCACCCCAAAAGATGATGTTTGGATCGGCAAATTATACAAGCTGATTGACTGGGCAGCTCTAAACATTGGCAAGGCCAAGGAGAAGTAATATGAGTTTATGGACTAGGGTAGTGGATTTTTTCACCGGAACAGAAGAGAAAAAAGTAAGAGCTAGAACCAAAAAAGGTCAATATGTGGCAGATGATAAATCAACGCCAGATGTGGATGAGGCTTACACAACAATTAGAGTGGCAAAAAAACCCGGCAGGCCCAAGAAAAAATAATGGCCACTGTCAAGGATGCGTTAAACGCAATAGAATCACACGAACGCGAGTGTAGAGCCTTGTACAAAAACATCGATAAACGCCTGGAGGATGGATCTAAAAGATTTGATAAATTAGAAAACATGATCTGGGCCGTTTATCCTTTTATAGTTGGGGCCATAGTATTGGCTAAGTTTATATGAATGATAACAGCGGCAGATTCGGCGGTGACATGGACAGAAACGAGGTCGAAATGGATCTCAACAAATTTATGGCCATGATTCAAGAAATTTCAGATCTTAAAGATAAAATTAGAGATCTTGAGGCCGATGACAAAATTAACCCACACCAAAAATGGATCCACTTAGCAAAAGCAGTTGACTCCTGGCGCATTTTTCCCAGAGCCTTTCTTACGGTTTATATAGTGCTGCTTTACAAATGCACAATTTGGTTCATGGAACTGCCAGAACCATCGTTTGAGCAATCTGGACTTATTTCTATAGTGGTTGGGGCCGGAGCTGCATGGTTCGGACTTTATGCTGGCACAACAGGTAGCAGCAAACAATTTAAAGGCGAAGATTAATGTATGAATACAGCTGCCAGGTGACTCGCGTGGTGGACGGTGACACAATCGATTGTATACTGGATTTAGGCTTTTCAATACTCCATAAATGTCGAGTTAGACTTTACGGCATAGATACTCCAGAGAGTAGAACCAGAGACAAAGACGAAAAAGTAAGAGGCAAATTGGCTGCAAAATTTTTAGAAGATTCAATTAATTCTGGAAAAAACGTAGTTTTACGCTCAAAACTTAAAGATTCTAAGGGAAAATATGGTAGAGTTTTGGGTGAGGTAGTGGTAGACGGCATCAATATAAATGTTGTTATGATTGGAAAATATTTAGCTGTTGCATATCATGGACAAAGTAAAAGTGATATAGAGGCTGAACATTTAAAAAATAAAGAAAAACTAATTGAGTTTGGAGTTTACACACCCAATGAACAAGGAGCAGGATCAAAAAAAACATGACCAAATAATTACTTGGGCCTCTGTAATGTTTATCGTTACAGCAATTATTGGTTTCTCTATAAATGTAAACGCCCAGTCATCGCAACAGTCTGGTACAGCTTGCGTCAACGGATCTCAGTATTGCGAAAACAATAGTTTAGATACAACAAACAATACTACGACAACGAACACAAACACCAACACAAATACCAACACGAACGCTAACACAAATGTGAATACTAGCACCGCTACAAATACAAATACAAATACTAATGCTAATACGAATGTAAATACTAGTACTGCCACAAACACAAATACAAATACCAACACCAATGCAAACACAAATGTAAACACCAACACAAGTACAGGTATTAATACAAACACCAACACTAATACTAATGTAAACACCAGCACGAACAACAATACTAATGTTAATACTAATTCAAATACCAACACCAATAACAACACAAACAACAGTACAAGCAGTAGTGTAAACACAAATAATAATGTTTCTTCGGGTGGTACTAATAATACAAACACCAACACGAACAACAACACCAATACTTCAAACAATACGAACAACAACACTAATACAAATGTTAAT